CTTTGAGTATATGGAAACAATATGGAGAAACAGTCCGATCCTAAGGAGTATATTTTCTGGGAACGAAGATGGACCGAGAAGAGATGTTGATAGGTGTACGATACGACTTGGTGACAGTTGGACGATTGCTGTTCCTATGGGCGATGGCAGCAAGATTCGAGGTCTAAGAGCACATATTATTATCGCTGACGAATTTGCATCGATCTCTCCAGATATATACGAAACAGTTGTTGCTGGTTTTGCTGCGGTATCTGCTAGCCCTATCGAAAATGTAAAGGAAGAGGCCCGTAAGAAGGCTTTGAAGGAGGCTGGTTTATGGAATGAACAGTTTGATGCCTTAGAAAAGAAAATGGGTAATCAGGCTATTATAACGGGTACAGCAGACTATAGCTTTAAACACTTTGCTCAGTACTGGAGAAGATATAAAGGAATCATAGAGAGTAAAGGTGACAAGCATAAATTAGAAGAATTGTTCAAAGGAGAAGTTCCTGACAATTTCAACTGGGGTGATTATAGTATTATTAGAATACCTTATGAATTAATTCCTAAAGGTTTTATGGATGATAAACAGGTAGCTAGAGCCAAAGCTACAATTCATACAGGTATTTATAATATGGAATATGCTGCATGTTTTACCAAAGATAGCGATGGGTTTTTTAAACGTAGTCTCATAGAATCTTGTGTGGTAAGAGAAGATAACCCAGTGGTTATTAATGATAAAGCAATTATCTTTGATGCAGTTATCACAGGTAATCCTAATAATGAATATATCTATGGGATTGACCCAGCTTCAGAAAAAGATAATTTCAGTATTGTAATTCTTGAGCTACATCCAGATCATAGCAGAATAGTATACTCGTGGACTACCAATCGAAGTAATTTTAAAGAAAGACAAAAAACAGGACTAGTTAATGAACACGATTTCTATGGTTTTTGTGCAAGGAAGATTCGTAATCTTATGAAGACGTTTCCCCCAAAAGTAATTGGTATGGATGCACAGGGAGGTGGAGTAGCTATTGAGGAGGCTTTACACGATCCTAGAAATTTAGAAAATGGAGAACATTTAATTTGGCCTACTATTGACTATAACAAAACTAAAGATACAGATTCTCAGACAGGATTACATATTTTAGAACTTATACAATTTGCTAAGGCAGATTGGACAGCTCAGGCTAATCACGGACTAAGAAAAGATTTTGAAGATAGAGTATTATTATTTCCTAGATTTGATCAATTAACTTTGGGTTTGGCTCTTGATAAAGAAGGTAAAGATATTATGGAGGCAGATTTAACTCCATTATATGATAATTTAAGTGAATGTATATTAGAACTAGAAGATCTCAAGAATGAGCTTACTACAGTAGTAATGAGTCAGACTAGTACGGGAGCAGGAGCTAGAGATAGATGGGATACTCCAGAAGTAAAGATGCATAATGGCAAGAAAGGTAGATTAAGAAAAGATAGATATAGTTCTTTAGTAATAGCCAATATGCTTGCTCGTCAAACAAGGCAAAAATTAGCTGCTCCTAATTATGATGTTATTGGAGGGAATAGACAAGACATCGTAAAACAAGAAGGAGATATGTATAAAGGGCCAGAATGGTTCACAAATAATGCTAATGACGATTTTTATACTGGCATTTACAGATAAAAAGTGTATTATAAACTAATAGCATTGCAATCCTATTACGGTTAAAACATAATATGACAAAAAAATATCCAAAAAGTGACGCCATTCAAGATCAATCTTTAGAGGGCGAAGAAGCCTATGTTACTTGGGGTGATGACCTAAGCTCTAAACAGGAAGCCCTAAGCAAGTCTTCGGAATCTATGTCTGAATATACTGCTATTGAGCACACATCTGGAGGAAGACGACGAGGTTTAGATTATTCAAATCTAGACACTAACACATCTGGTCGTCCAGGTTTAACAAAACTGGATTATGACTTTTTTAGACCAGACGAAGCTGTACCTAGAAAAGCTAAGGCGATTCTTAAGAAGGCTGAAGATATTTATCAAAGAGTAGGTTTGGTAAAAAATGTTATTGATCTAATGGGTGATTTTGGAAGCCAAGGCATTCGTATTGTACACGCCAATAAAAGGATTGAACGATTTTATAAAAGATGGTTTGAGAAGTGTGGAGGAAAAGAAAGAAGCGAGAGATTTCTTAACAATCTTTATAAAAGCGGTAATGTTGTTGTTAATCGTCAAACAGGTAAGTTGACATTAAAGACAGCAGAAAAAATGTATAAGACTTCAGCGACTGCTGATTTATTGATTGACACTCTTGATGATACAACCGTAGAAAAAAGAGAGATTCCTTGGAAGTATACTTTTATAGATCCTGTTTACGTAGAAGTGTCAGCGGGTTCGTTAGCTTCTTTTGTGACAGATAAACGATATGAGTTAATTTTACCAGCAGCTTTACGTAAGACTATTAATTCTCCTAAGAGTGATGCAGAGAAACAGGTAGTAGCACAATTACCTGATGAGATTTTGGAAGCAGCTAAAAGCAGAAAGAACTACCCACTCAATCCACAAAAGGTTAAAGTCTTCCATTACAAGAAAGACGATTGGCAAAGATGGGCTTACCCAATGATCTATTCTATTATGGATGATATTACTGTAATTGAAAAATTAAAACTCGCAGATATGGCAGCATTAGATGGTGCTATTTCTAATATTAGAATTTTCAAATTAGGTAGTCTTGAGCATAAGATTGCACCGACTAAAGCAGCTGCTGCGAAGCTGGCTGGTATTTTAGGTAATAATGTTGGTGGAGGTACAATGGATTTGGTTTGGGGGCCAGATATTGAATTATTAGAAAGTAGAACTAGTGTCCATCAATTTTTAGGTGAGGGCAAATACACTCCTCATTTAAATAGTGTTTATGCTGGTCTTGGCATTCCTCCAACTCTCACTGGTACTTTTGGTGCAGCTGGAACTACTAATAACTTTATTAGTCTTAAAACTCTTACTCAAAGATTACAATATGGTAGAGATATATTGATGGAGTTTTGGAATAGCGAGATTAGATTAGTACAAAAAGCTATGGGCTTCCGAAAACCTGCACAGATTGAATTTGATAGAATGGACCTATCTAACGAAGAAGCAGAAAAATCATTACTAATACAACTAGCAGATAGAAATCTTATATCTGATGAATTACTACAGAAACGATTTGGTTTCGATCCCGACATGGAAAAACTTAGATTAAACAGAGAAAAGAGAGAAAGAAAGTCAGATCGCATGATACCAAAATCTAGTCCATATCATGATCCACAGCCAGAAAATTCTCTCAAGAAAATTGCATTACAAAGTGGAGTTGCTACTCCGAGTGAAGTAGGATTAGAATTAGATCCTAAGAAAGACGGAGAAAAAAGTTCACTGGAAATGCGGCAAGCCCTTAAACCAACAAAGTTGGCAAAAGACTCGAAAGAGTCTTTGCCTGGTCAACCGCAGCAAGGTAGACCCAAAAATTCTAAAGACAAAGAACAGCGCAAAGAACGCACTTTCACTCCTCAAACAGGAGCGTCTTTACATCTCTGGGCATCAGCTGCACAGGACGAAATTAGCGAAATTATCAATCCAATATTGCTGGATTTCTTTGGAAAAAATAATCTCAGAAGTTTATCAAGTGATCAATATAAAGAGCTTGAAAACATTAAAAGCAGTATTCTTTTCAATAGCACACCATTTTGCACAATAAACAACGAAGTTGTTCAACAAAAATTATCGGATTTAGATAATCAACACTTGACGACTTATAGTGTATGGTTAAGACAGTTGGCTTCCGAATTAAATAAAGATCTTACTGTGGACGATCAAAAGCAGGCTAAGGCTTCTTTTTATTGTCTACTTAAAAATTAGAGGTAAAACATATGATAATTTATCCACAAGAGACTGATGATGGTTTAGCAGAAATAATTTCTGCTTCTAGCAGTATCTCTTATGCATCTATTGTTGAACCATGTGACATAGAACAAAATAAAATTAAAGCAAAAACATTAGCTTCTGTTAGTGATGCTGATTTATATTATGTTCAGTCTATATTGGTTAGTTCGTCTTGGAATAGAAATGATGATGTATTCGACAGAGCAGAAGTTTGGGCTGCTCGTAAAACCCCAGAAGATAAACCAACAAATTTAGAACATGATGAAAATTTAATTATTGGCCATATTACATCGAACTGGCCAATTGATAATGAGGGTAAAACTATTGCTGATGATATTGAAGTAGATGAGCTACCTGAAAAGTTTCACATTGTAACTGGATCAGTTATCTATAAGGCATTTACAGATCCTGAACTCAAAGAAAGAGCAGCCAAGTTAATTTCTGAAATTGAGGAAGGTACTAAATATGTTAGTATGGAATGTTATTTTAAGGGATTTGATTATGGTTTAACAGATAAGATTACTGGAAACTATAAAGTATTATCAAGAAATGATAGTACAGCATATTTAACAAAATATTTAAAAGCATACGGTGGACAAGGCGAACATGATAATTATAAGATAGGAAGAGTTTTACGTAATATTACCTTTAGTGGTAAAGGATTTGTAAATAAACCAGCAAATCCAGATAGCATTATTTTTAGGAAACGATTAATTGAAGATTTATTGGATAAAAAAAATGACAATTTATTGAAATCAGGTGTAATAGAAAATAAGCCCACAAACAACGCAGATATGGAGAATATCATTATGAGTGAAAATATCGAGAAACAGGTAGCAGAAATCAATGATAAATTAGACTCTGTATCTGTAACCGCAGACCAGTTGGCAGAAGCGAAAGCGACTGTCGCAGAATTACAAGAAACCAACCAAACCCTAGAGGCAGCTATGAAAACAAAAGACGAAGAAATGGCAGTAATGAAAAAAGAGAAAGAAAAGGCTTCAGAGCTAGAAGCTCTTGCAGTCAAGAAAGACGAAGAAATGGCTGAAATGAAAAAGAAGGCCAAGGTAAAGGCTGAAGAAGTTGAAGCCGCAATGAAAGAAAAAGATGAAGAGCTTAAGAAGGTTAAGTCTGAATTAGAAGAAGTAACTGAAGCTCTTTCCGCTATGAAGGAAGAAGAAATGGCCAGAAAGAAGAAAGAAAAGGCCATTAAAAGAAAAGCCAACTTGGTTGAAGCGGGTCTAGAAGACGATGCTGCTTCCGCTGCTGTTGAGAAGTTTGATTCTCTTGATGATGATTCTTTTGAAGCTATCCTCGCGGCTATGACTGCTGTCAAGCCAAAGAAGGAAGAAGAAACTAAAGCAGAAGACGAAGCTGAAGCAGCAATGCCTCCAGCTTTAAAAGAAGCTTTAGAAAAGAAGAAGAAAGAAGAGAAAGAAAAGGCTTCAGAAGCAGAAAAACTTGAAGAAGCTGAATCTGCTTTGGAAGAAGTAGAAGCTGAAGAAACCGTTGACCTGAGCGTTGGAAACGACGAATCAGAAACTGAATCAGCAGAAGCTAGTGTTCGCTCAGAACTTGTTGAATTTGTAAGTGCTAGACTCGGTAATACCTCAAAATAAGGGAGATAAAACATGGCTCTTAAACCAGATCGTATCGAAACTCAAACTGATGTTTCATTTTTCATGAACAATGCTACCAGCTCAACTATTGAGCGTGGTGGAATAGCTTCTCTGACAGCTGGTGGTGGCTCTGGAGTTGCTATGGACGATTCTTCTGCTGTTGTAGTTTATGCTACTGCTGCTAGTGGAACCGAACCTGTTGGCGTTCTATTGAATGATGTTGTAAACATTGATCTCACCCGTCAGCATATCAACTGGCATAAGGATGAGGTTCAGGGTGGTGGCAAAGTTGCTTTGCTACAAGTTGGTCAAGTCACAACTGATAAGGTGACAGGTACCATCGTTGCTGGTCAATCAGCATATCTTGGAGCAAGTGGTCTTTTCACCGCTACAGCCCCAAGTGACGATGATACAGAAAACGAGAACTACCGCGTTGGTAGATTCTTAAGTTCTAGAGATTTAGATGGTTTTTGCAAAGTAGCAGTAAACATTGCCTAATAGAAAAAAGGGAGAAAAAAACATGTCAGCAGATACTAAACCATTTCAACCAACTCCAGAATTGACTGATCTTTTGGTCAAGTCTGGTTCACAGCACAGAGAGACTTCTCTATCTGCTACCGCAGAATTTGCTAAAGCTTTAGAGCAGCCACTCCGTCAAGGTGTACTTAGCGGCAACGTTCTTGATGGTATCTTTGAGCCAATTCAATTGGCAATGAGTGCTACTCCAGAATTCCCGCTTGATTTCTTAGCCCCAGGTACAGAAAAGGACTTTGTTGCCTATACTATACCTAATCATGGCTATATTCCAGAACGTCACGTCGAAGGCGATTACGTCATGGTTCCTACTTTTGATATCGGTGCAAGCATTGATTATCTCTTAAAGTATGCTCGTGACGCTCGTTGGGACGTAGTCGGTCGTGCAATGGAAGTTCTTGAAGCTTCCTTTGTCAAGAAGATGAATGATGATGGTTGGCATACCATTCTTGCCGCTGGTGTAGATCGTAACATTGTCGTTTTCGATAGTGATGCTACAGAAGGTCAGTTTAGTAAGAGACTTGTTTCTCTTCTGAAGACCGTAATGCGTCGTAATGGCGGTGGCAACTCAGCTTCCAACAATCGTGGACAGCTGACTGATCTATATGTCTCTCCAGAAGCTATGGAAGACATTCGCAATTGGGGTGTTGATCAGGTCGACGAAGTTACTCGTCGTGAAATCTACACTGCGGCTGATGGTTCTGTAAACAGAATCTTCGGTGTCAATCTTCATGACCTTGATGAGCTTGGTGCTGGTCAGGAATATCAATTATTCTATGACAACACTCTTAGCGCAACATTACCAACTGGCTCAGCTAGTGAGCTTGTAGTTGGTCTTGATCTTCGCAAGAGAGACAGCTTCATCATGCCAGTTCGTGAACCAGTACAGATCTACGAAGACGATACACTTCATCGTCAGAAGAGAGCTGGCTTCTACGGCTGGGCTGAGCAAGGCTTTGCTGTTCTTGATAACAGAAGAGTCCTTCTTGGTGCTCTATAATCTATCTTTATAGATGTTAATTAAGGGAAGCCGCACTTTGGTGCGGCTTTTTTTATATGCTGATGTCTGGTGTATCTAATAAATATAACATTATAGAGGTACTAATATGGGCGCAAGTCAATACGATTTTACTATTGAGCAAGGTTCTTCATTTAAAATGTCTTTAGTCTATAAAGATTCTAATGGTGACCCTATAGATATTACTGGTTGGTGTGCTAGATTAACTTGGCGTACCAGCTCAAACGTTACGCAGACTTTTTCTAGCGATAATACGGATAAAAGTATATATGATTTTAATTTAGAAGGAACTTTAGGTAAAATTAATTTGTTATTTCCTGCTAATACTACAAATGGATTTACATTTAATAATGCTAAATATGACCTAGAGTTACAATCAGACGATCTGCATTATAATCAAGGAGGAAAGTATGTAACCAGATTGTTATTTGGTACTGTAAATATACAGAAGAGATTTAGTAAATCTACTACAGCTTTGGAGTGTCCATAAATGAGTGATTTTACATTAGAAATATCTGATACTGTCAGTATAGTCGATATAGAAATTTCTACAGATGATAATACTCAAAGTGTGGAAGCTACAAGTACAGTTATAGATACAGTTGAGATTACAACAGGATTTGCAGGTACTGTTGTTTATGCAAGCGACATAATCGGAATGGATAATTATTTAGCAAATTTTATAGATAGCTACAATATAGATTGCGGCACACCATAACACGGAGAATACACAATGCCAGTTAACACATTATTACAAGTTAGAAGAGGTTCATCCAGTGATTGGTCTACAGCCAATGGTGGTAATGGTACGGTATTAGGTGCAGGTGAAATAGGTTTAGATACCACAATTGATAGAATAAAAATTGGTGATGGTACTACAGCATGGAATAGTTTAGAATTTCTTAGCGTAGGATTTGATGATATTCATACTGCTTCCTCTAGCGGTGTTAGTATTACTAAACTAACAGATAGTAATAGTCAAGTTACAGGAGTTTCTATTGGAACTAATTTAACAGCTGGTAGCAATATTAGTTTGACAGAAAGTGGTGGAGAAATCACAATAAGTGCTCAAGGAGTAGATACAGAAGGAGTACAGGATGTTATAGGTGGGTTTATAACTGCTACAAGTGGTCTATCAAAAAGATATGATGATGCAGGTAATGGATTTGATATCGGTGTTGATGCTACACCGGGTACAGTAACGGCTGGTAAGCCAGTTGTAGTGGATGGCAGTAAAGATATTACTGGTTTTAATAATGTCACTATTGGAGGCGATTTGATCGTTAATGGTACGACTACTACAGTAAACTCTACAGTTGTTAGTGTTGATGATCCTGTAATTAGAGTTGGTGGAGATACAGTTCCAGGTAGTGACGACAATAAAGATCGTGGTGTTGAATTTTTATATCACGACGGATCAGTTGCTAAATCTGGATTCTTTGGCTATGATGATAGTACAGGTAAATTTACTTTTATAGCTGATGCTACAAATACTAGCGAAGTTTTTGGTGGAACCAAAGGTGAAATTGATGCTACAGTTGATTTTAGTAATATAGCAAATATAGATATTACTAATACCCATATTAATGCTAGTGCAGCCATTGCTGTTAGTAAGTTAGCTGCTAGTAATATTACTGTAGGTACCACATCGATTACACTAGGAAATAGTAGTACTAGTTTAGCTGGTATGACATCTATTGCTGGTGCTAGTGCTGGTAGTCCAATGACTATCACTAATGCCACCATAGATGGTGGATCACCATAATATATAATATAAATAGGATATAAAATATGGCTGTAAATAACTTAATTCAGGTAAGAAGAGGAACTGCAAGTGATTGGAGTAGTAATCCTACCTTAGCTCAGGGTGAACCAGGATTTGATACTACTAATAATATTTTAAAAATAGGAGATGGAACTACTGCTTGGAATTCTTTATCTGCTGTTAATAATACAGATCATCCCTCGATTAGTGCCGCAAGTTCTTCTGATAACAGTGGTAATACTTTTATACAAGATCTTACTCTAGATAGTAATGGACATGTTACTGCTATAGTTGTAGCGACAGCTACTGATGGAGGTGGTGGTGGAGGGATCAGTAGTATAGCTGAAGATACTACGCCACAACTTGGTGGTAATCTAGAACTTAACTCCAAAGATATCATTGGTGCTGGAGATATTAATGTTACAGGTCATATGATATTACAGGAAACTATGCCTGATCATTGTGGTATCCAAATTAAAAGTAGTGGCGATGTTAATGGTGAGCTACACGTTGGTTCTTGTAGTGATGCTGCTGGTGTTGCTAATGCGATGGGAATTAAACATAGTACCATGACGGGTGCTAATGACTATATGATCTGTGCTAATACTGATGGTGCTACATTCGTCAGTGCTAAAGACACTAAAAGTTTGACTTTAACTGCTGGAGGTAATAGTTCAGCAACTAAATTAGAACTAAGAGATAACTCGTTGGGTTTTAGATTTAATGTTAACAAATCAAATGTAGATTTACAATATAATGGTGATAATGAAAACAATGTTTTCTACATAGATGCCAGTGCAGATAGTATTGGTGTGGGTACCAGTGCTCCTCAAACAAGATTAGATGTTAGTGGAGTTATTACAGGAAGTGGTTTTAAAACACAACACGGCACATCTAGCCAGTTTTTGAAAGCTGATGGTAGTGTGGATACTAATACATATTCTACTACAGATACACAGCTTACTGAAGAACAGGTAGAAGACTTTGTTGGTGGTATGGTAACAGGAAATACCGAGACAGGGATTACAGTAACATACGACGACAGCGATGGAACACTAGACTTTGTAGTAGCTAGCCAAACCGATGAAAACTTTACCACAGCAGATCATAGTAAACTCGACGGTATAGAGGCGAATGCAGATGTTACAGATACAGCTAATGTGACTGCGGCTGGAGCATTAATGGATAGCGAATTAACAGATTTAGCAGGTGTTAAAGGTGTTACAATCTCTACGTTACAAGTCAAACCGTCCGAAGGAGCATTCGTAGATGGAGATAAAACCAAGTTAGATGGTATTGAGGCTAGTGCAGATGTTACGGATACAGCTAACGTAACGTCGGCTGGTGCATTAATGGATTCCGAAGTAACTAATTTATCGCAAGTTAAAGCTTTTGATTCTTCAGATTACGCTACTGCTGCTCAAGGAACCAAGGCTGACAGTGCTCAACAGCCTCCATCAGAGGGTGCATTCGCTAATGGAGATAAGACTAAACTAGATGGTATCGAAGCTTCTGCAGATGTAACAGATACAGCTAATGTGACCTCTGCTGGTGCTTTGATGGATAGTGAGCTAGCAAGCATTGCTGACGTTAAAGCATTAGACCAATCAGTAGTAGCTGGTGCTTCACCTAATTTTGTCACTACCAATATGACAGATGCATCTGATAAAAGATTTATGACAGATGCTCAAGAGACTAAATTGGATTCAGTCGAGAGTAATGCAGATGTCACAGATACTGCTAATGTAACAGCCGCAGGAGCTTTGATGGACAGTGAATTAACTGACCTTGCAGGCGTTAAAGGTGTTACTATTTCTACGTTACAGTCTAAGCCTTCAGAGGGTGCTTTTGCTAATGGCGACAAAACTAAACTTGATGGTATTGAAGCCAATGCTACAGCAGATCAGACAGATGAAGAAATACAAGATATTGTTGGAGCAATGCTTTCTGGTAATACTGAGACAGGTATCACTGTTACCTATCAAGACGCTGATGGTACTATTGATTTTGTTGTTGCCTCTCAAACAGATGAAAACTTTACAACAGCAGACCACAGCAAGTTAGATGGCATAGAAGCCTCAGCTGACGTTACTGATGCTACAAATGTAGATGCTGCTGGTGCTGTAATGAATAGCGATAGTTCTACCGCCAGCATGAGTTTTGTTGTAGACGAAGATAATATGGCGTCAGATTCTGCTACAAAAGTACCAACACAACAATCTGTTAAAGCATATGTAGACGCAAATGCTGGAGGAGGAGGATTATCTAATATAGTAGAAGATACCACCCCACAGTTAGGTGGTGACTTAGATGTTAATGGTAAAGATATAGTTACTACCAGTAATGGAAATATTGATTTAGATCCAAATGGCACAGGTAAGGTTGTATTCAAAGGTAATGGCTCAAAGGGTGCTGGACAATTTGTTCTTAATTGTGAAAATAATAGTCATGGAATAGTTATTAAAGGTCCACCTCATAGTGCAGGGGCAAGTTATACATTAACTCTTCCTAATACAGATGGTAGTAGTGATCAGGTTTTAAAGACTGATGGAAGTGGAAATTTAGATTGGGTTGATCAAAGCGGTGGAAGTGGTAGTACTAGTGTTGCTGCAATAAGTGCTGATGCTACCATTTCTTCCGATGTTAATTTAGTTACTACTGCTAATACAGACAGAACAGTAACTCTTCCTAGTGTATCCTCTGGTAAGATAGTACGTATTAAAAAGGTTGATGCTGGTACGGGAACTGTAATTATTGCAAGAGGCGGATCATCTACTATTGATGGTGCGACACAAGTTGCTTTGTATTCACAATTTGAAAGTATGACAATTATTTGTGATGGCACAAATTGGCATGTATTCTAATATTTAATTTTTATTAAAAGGAAAAGATGCTATGAAAAGCATAATACTACAAACAAATGACACAGCTATTACTGCTGATGATCAATTAGGACAAATACAATTTGCGGCATCCTCTGAATCCGATGGAAGTGCAGCAACAGACGTATCTGCAAAAATTGAAGCTGTTGCTGAAGCAGCTTTTGGCTCATCCTCTCATTCTACAGCTCTTATATTTTCTACTGCTACCGCAGACGCCAACGCTCCCGCAGAAAGAGTTAGAATCAGTAATGATGGTAAAGTTGGAGTGGGTAGCAATAGCCCTTCATATAAATTACATGTTAATGGAGATATTGGGTTGACTAATGAAGGATTCTATGCTTCTCCTACAGGAGTAAAGATAGGAACAGATGGAGCACTTCGTAATGATGGTCAGACTACATTATCACATGGTAATTTTAGTGCTGATGGAGATGCACAATCTAGTTCTTATATCCTAAGATGCACAACCACAGATGCTACATTTACTACAGCACAAAATAATGGAGCTGATATAGTAGTGCCTAATGATACTAGTATTATGTTTATAGCT